CTGGTGTAACTGGTGCATTTGCAAGTGCTGGACAATCAGGAAAGTCAAACGTTGAATTCTTGCAACGAAAAATGTTTAATAACTTTCAACAATTGATTTATTCAGGTCCAAACTTCAGAACATTTAACTTGCCTTTTCCAATGAAAGCAACGAGTTATGAAGAAGCAAAAAATATTAGAAATATTATATCAACATTCAGAATTGCATCATCACCACAAGTTGGATCAGAAATTGATTCTGGTCAAGGAATAGATGAATCGGTCGATGAAGGCAAGTTGGGTGGTAGTGGAACTGATTTATCACAACAAAGCGATCAAGCATCACAAACAGCGGCACCAATTACAGCTGCCGAATATGACGCTTTAGTTAATGCAAGTTTCTCGACAAAAGTATTTGGCTATCCAGATATGTGTAGATTTCAATTGTTGCTGTATCAAAAGAAGGGAAATGAATTTCCAGTTTTATTTGAGTCAGACTTGTGTGTGATTGAAAGTGTCGCAGTTGATTATGGCGGACAAAACAAAATGACTTTCTTTGAAGACAGCAAAGGTAATGGAGAATATTATCCAACCGATGTGTCTTTGACGATTGCACTAAAAGAAACTTCTCTTGTCACATCAAGTTTTGCATATGCAGAAAGTGCAAGAGCAACGAGAACAATGCTATGAGCGTATTTAATTACTATCCTAAAATTTCGTACAAAGTTGACAGTATTGATTCTTTAAAAGCAATCGATATCACAACTTCAGTTAAGATGAAAGATTTTCTAAAGACATATCGTGGCATATCATATTCGCCATATGTTGTGCGAGATGGTGAACGTCCAGATACCGTGTCTAGTAGAATATATGGCACACCAGGATATGATTGGATTGTAATGCTTGCAAACGATATTTACGATATCTATGATGACTGGCCAAAAGATTCAGACACACTAAACAAATATATCATTGAAAAATATGGTAGCTTGGCAAGTGCATTGTCAACAGTAAAGTATTACTATGACAGCAAAGGCAATATTATCGATTATACATCTTGGACAGCTTTAAGTGCATCCGAAAGAAATAGCGAAAGCGAATATCAATACGAAGTTCGCATCAATACAAACAAATCTAAAATTAAACTTGTCAAACCAATTTTTATACCAGCAATTGACAATGCACTAAAGTCTATTGTAACTAAACCTATTCTATGATTGATAATACAGTAGATTATACACCTGCAACTAGTAAAGGTACTTCCACAATCATTGGAGGTACCGCAGAGATATCAAAACTCAGTATCATAGTTAAAGGTGGTGCTGAGATTGTTTTGCGTGGGCAGTTTAGCAACATCACAATTGAAGAAGATATATTTGCATCATCAATTGCAGGATCAATTACAATCGTTGATACCGCAGGTTTCTTAGAAAACTTTGAATTGCGTGGTGGCGAGATTATCAACTTAAAAGTTATTCGTCCAGACACTGGCGACATTATCATTTGGCGTGAAGACCTTGTTGTACATAAAATTAGCAAGTCTGAAGTTGACTTGATGAACTTGCATTCAACATATGATTTATATTTTGTTTCTCGCACACACGTAAGATCATTGAAGAAAAGTTTGTTTAAAAGTTATTCTGGAATGACGTATGTTGATGCAGTAAAGAACATTTATGCAGAAATGTCTCCAAATGATTTAATCATGGAAGACCCAAAACTAACGCTAACAAAGCCATTTATTTCTACTGGGCTTATGCCACACAAAGCAATTGATTTTCTTGCACAAAGGTCTTGCGTTAAAAATAAATTTTATGTTTTCTTTGAACGATTGATTCCAGTAACAGGAACAAAGTCTACAGGACAACCATTTGCAGGGTCTCACTATTTTGGTAGTATCGAATCTTTAATTGAACAAGCAAAGAACGAATCAATAAAAACAATATATTTCTTGCCAAAATTAGATTCTAAAACAGAGAACGGCGCTATCATTCGTACTCCAATATTTGAACGTGAAGAGAATTTCAATCACGTTCAAGCAATGTTACTAGGATTCTACAATACAACAATTACAACAATTGATCCTATTTCAAGAACACACTCTCAAAAGAAGTTTGGATACGCAAACAAAGATAAATTAACTGATGATTTCTATGAGAATAAATTGATAGATGACTACAATATCTTTAGTGTTTACAATGACTTTGCTGGAGAGATACCAGGAAGAAAACTAATTGTATCTTCTGTCAATGATACTGGCGATAGAAGTTCATGGATGCCAAATCACATTAACGGACAAATATCTAAAAGTCTGTTTAAAATTAAAGTTGAAATTCAAGGTGGAACAAATGACATTGGCGTTGGCAATATCGTAAACTTTTTTGTACCAAGTCAAAGTGCAAGAGTTGGTGATGCTGGTAATCCATTTCCACCATCAGATGATATTCACTCTGGAAGATATCTAGTGACTGGTGTAGATCATAGATTACGTGATGGTGAGTATATCAAAACTTTATACTTAAGTAGAGGCTCTTCACCAATCGATCAAAATCAGTTGTACAATAAAAATGATGCAATCGATTTTGCACAAACACCAGAAACAATTAAAAAATCATTAGGCGATTTGAGATTCGCAGAGGACATAGACAACTCTAGTATAGTTGCAAATTGGAGAACAAACAAGGTACCAACATGACAAGACTTAATTTTTCAGAGTATGTAGAATTAAAAGACTACAAAGCATATGAACTTGTAGAGAAACAGATTCTTTACAACAATGGTGCAAGATATGGCCAGATTGTGTTTCTTGCTGGCGGTGCAGGTTCGGGCAAAGGGTTTGCTGTCAAACATTTCATGCAAGGGTCTGAATTTAAAATACGTGATGTTGATGAATTAAAGATTGCGTTTCAAAAGCTAGACGCACTTGGTAAATTTACAACTCAAGATTTGCTCGACAAATATGGTGATAAGATTTCTGAAAAAGATAAAGACCTCATCAAAAAAGAATTGATAGACAATAATTTAAAGATGGGACAATTGGATTTAAAAACTCCATCTCATGTTTACATTTTACACGTTCTTGTTCGTGCGACTGATGTAAAAAATAAAACGCTAGACTTGATGCTTGCTGGCGCAGAAAAAGGTCAATTGCCAAATCTTATTTTTGACAGCACATTCAAAGAAGTTTCTGACATGACAGATGTTTTACCAAAACTGTTTGCCGCTGGATATGAGCCAAAGAACATTCACGTATCTTGGGTGTTGACAAACTATCAGATTGCAATTAAGAATAACAAATCAAGAGCGAGAGTTGTGCCAGAAGATATTCTACTTGCGACTCATGCAGGTGCGGCACAGACTGTTTACAATCTAGTGACAACTGCAATGCCACCATCAGTACAAGGCGGTGTTTATGTCATTCTAAATAATCCAGAGAATACAATCTTCATCGTTGATCCAAAAACGAATAAAGCATACAAAGATAAAAAAGGCAATCCTGTTATCAAAGACTTTAAGTATTTGACTCTTAAAGAACCAGGAAAACCTGCAAAAAAGGAACTCGATGTGAAAAAACAATTACTCACTTGGATTAAAGACAATGTTCCTCCTGGTGCAGTAGACACATCAGAATTGGATAAGTTATGAAAAAATTTAAAGAGTTTATTCAAGGAACTGCACTCTCAACTGAAGAGTGGGAAGAAGAAGTTTTTGGTCCAGAGTTAATTGAAATGCTTAAACAAGTAGATGGCAAGTGGGCGTTAGTTTCTAAGAAGACTGGCAAACCTTTACGCTACTACAAAGGCGAAGGTAAACCTTCAGACGAATGGGTTGCTCAACAAGAAAAAGAAATTCAGTACTTTAAGCATATGGGATAATTGATGAGAAACTTTATAGGGCAAGACGGGTTCATTTGGTGGATTGGAGTTGTCGAAGATATCGATGATCCATTGACTTTGGGTAGATGTAAAGTGCGTTGTTTTGGATATCACGCACCGAAGAAGATGAACTTAGTTCCAACTTCAGACTTGCCTTGGGCGTTAGCAATTCATCCTCTGAACACACCAAATCTATATGCACACCCAAACGTTGGTGATTGGGTCATAGGATTTTTCTTAGATGGACCAGCCGCACAAGAGCCTGCGATATTTGGGTACTTGCCTTCAATACCACAAGCGGCATCTGAATATTTCGGTTCTGCGCCAAGCCTAAATAGGAACTTCAGCGATGTTTCTTCACCAAGCGCAAACAATGTAAAAACTGTTTCTTGGGCATACGAAGGACATAAGATTGAATTTAAAGGTGCATCCGATGATGCATCAAGCAATACATTAACTATACTTCATAATACTGGAACACAAATTAAAATTGAAAATACAGGAAAAATACTGATAACAACAAACAATGATATTTCGATGACTTCTAATAATGTTTATGTTGAAGCAGAAGATGTATTCAGCGTTAACGCAAAAACAATCATTCTCAATGGTTCTGAAAGCGTTACTATGAAAGATTCTGTTGCTGAACACACACCAACAACAATTGAAGATATTGTCGAGAGATTAGACAACCCAACAACTGCTGTAGTACCTAATACGGCTATTACAGTTATAACATCTATATGATAGGCTACACAGTTAGTGTAACACTTGTCAAGCATTTTGTCAAACTTTTAAAGGATTATTACCATGACTAACCACGAAAACTTAGTGAATTTATTTGAAACTTATGTTGCTGAAAACGACAAATTTCAAAACAAGGGCAACAAAGCCGCAGGTACACGTGCCAGAAAAGCACTAGCTGAATTTACAAAAGCCGCAAAAGAACGAAGAAAAGAAATTCAAGACTCAAAAACGGCAGAACAAACAACATAAATAAAAGAAAAAAATGGCTACCATATTCTTTAAAGATTTACCGCTAGATTTCACGCCACATCCGGTTTCAGGTGATGTTAGACCCATCACAAATGAGACTGCGATTAAGCGTTCTTTGTCTAATCTAATTAAGACGAAGAGAGGAACACGCCCATTCTATCCTGAGTATGGTACGACTATTTCAAATTATCTATTTGAAAATGATAGTGTATTCACACGACATAACATCAAACAAGAATTGACAGAGACTATTGCTAGGTTTGAACCTAGAGTTTCTCTTAGAAACATTCTTGTTGAGAATGATGATTATGGCATAACAATTAAACTAGATTATGTGATTTTAAATGTCGGAAGAGCGTCTTCACTAATAACAACAATTGCAAGGACGGCATAATGGCCTCAGACAATAATTTAAAAGTAGATGAGTTAGATTTTACAGGAATCAAAGCAAATTTTGTAAACTATCTGAAAGCACAAGATGAATTCAGAGATTACAATTTTGATGGCGCTGGTCTTTCTGTTCTATTAGACTTACTAGCTTATAATACATATTACAATTCTTTCTATCTGAACATGGTTGCGTCAGAGGCATTCCTTTCGACTGCACAAAAGCGAAACTCCATTGTCAATCTTGCAAAATCGTTAAACTACACACCAAGATCAAAGACTGCCGCATCTATTTCAGGAACATTAGCGTTGACTGTAACTGGCGCACCATCAACTGTAACTATTCCCGCATACACAGAATTCACAGGGTCGATTGACGGCAAGTCTTATGTGTTTCTAAACACTTCCGCAGTTACTGTAGCAAATAGTTCTGGTACATATTCTTCTTCAGTTACTCTGAAAGAAGGATCATTCTTATCTAGACGCTATACTGTTAACACAGCCGACACACAGCAAAGATTTTTAATACCGAATGCAAATATTGATACAACAACTCTTGTTGTTAAAGTATTAAACTCTTCCACAGATAGCACAACCCGTACATTTGTTCAATCAGAAAACCTTGTTGAGATTACAGACATATCTCAAATTTATTTCTTAGAAGAAACTGAAGACGGACAATACGAAATTAAATTTGGCGATGACAGATTTGGCGTAGCACTCAATGATGGCAATATTGTTGTATTTGAATTTTTAATAACATCTGGTGCAGATGCAAACGACATTCAAACGTTATCTTATGCTGGTTCTGTTGCTGGCGTAACAGGCGCAACATTCACATCAACTGATCCAGCATCTGGTGGCGCTGAAAGAGAATCTACAACTAAGATCAAATTCAATGCGCCAAGATCATATGAAGCACAGAATCGTGCAGTTACTACAGAAGACTACAAAGCACTATTGTTAAAACAACCAAACGTTGATTCTGTTTCCGTTTGGGGTGGCGAAGATAATGACCCTCCAGTTTATGGTAAAGTTTTTATTGCAATTAAACCAACTGTTGGTGAAGTATTAACTGCAACAGAAAAAAACAATTTAATTCAAAGTATTATTAAACCTAAGAAGATATTGACTGTAGCAACAGAAATTGTTGATCCTGAATATTTGTATTTGCTTGTTGACGTAACAACGAAATATGATTCAGATAAAACAAGCGCATCTATCGCAAGTCTAAAATCTATAATTACGGATATAATCAGCACGTACAATACAGATGAAATCAATCAGTTCTCAAAATATTTTAGATACTCTAAGTTATCACGTTTGATTGACGTTAGCGAACGTTCAATTTTAAACAGCATCTTGACTTTAAGAATGAGAAAAGAAGTTGATATTCAATTGAATACACCTACGAAGTATACGATTGGTTTCTCAAATGGAATTGATACCACAACTAGTGGACGTCCATCTTCACATCCATATGGCGTTGGTAACAAAGTCACCTCTAATGCATTCTCGTATCAAGGATTCGATAATTGTTTCTTAGAAGAAAACAACGGAATTATGAGAATATATAGAGCAACGACTACAGAAAATCTTGCAGTTCAAATTAACGCTGGCACTTTAAATTATGTTACTGGAGAAATTGTTCTCAACAGCTTTGCGCCAACATCATTTGCTGATGGAGGTAATACTCTTAAGCTGACTGCATATCCAGCAGAGAAAGATATTCTGCCATTAAGAAATCAGATTCTAAGCATTCGTGATGGAGATATATCAGTAACAATGGTAGATGACAAATCAATCAGTTTAGTAAATAGATAAAATGAATGAAACTTTCTTCCAACCTTCATTGAGTGTAGACAGTCTCCTATCTGGAGACTTAGCACAAGATTCGGAAAGATTTTTACTCTTTCTGAAGGCATACTATGAATGGCTTCAAACTACAACAATAACGCTAGAATCAGTATCAGGCACATTCGTGCGTGATGAAGAGGTTGTCGGAGAAAATGGCGCAACTGCTACAATCAAACAAGTTGGCACAAATACATTAGTTGTTAAAACCACAACTAAGAAACCATTCAACTTAACTGAAACTCTTACTGGACAAACGTCTAATGCTACTGCGACAATCAAAGCAGTTAAAGATAACGTAGTTAGAAAAACAGGTAAAATTTTAGATTACAGAAACATTGAGTATTCTGTAGACAAATACATTGAGTATTTGAAGGACGAATTGTTTACGTCTATTCCGATGACAATGTACTCAGACAAGAGACTTGTCGCATTAAAATTTAAAGACTTTTTTGAATCTAAGAGTAATGAAGATTCTTATAAATTCTTATTCAAACTTTTATACAATGAAGACATTAATCTTTACTATCCAGGTGAAGACTTGTTGCGTGTCTCTGATGGTGACTTTGAGAAAACACAAATCATTCGTGCTGTTGTTACCGATAACGTATTTGATTTTCTAAACAAAACAATTAATGGTGGCACTAGCAACGCTCTTGGTAATGTTGTTGACATTAAACGTTATGTGATTGGTTCGATTGAAGTTGCTGAGATGACGCTGAAACTAGTAAGCGGAACATTCTTAGGTGGCGAATCAATTACCGACATTACAGATGAAACATTAACGACAACATTGTATGGTATGGTAACTGGATTTACCATCAACGATGCTGGTTCTGGATATCAAGTTGGTGATGCAATTGCATTCACCGGCGATGGTTCAGCAGTAGAAGCAGTTGTTTCTTCTATTCAACAATCACCAATTACAGCAATTAATTATAACACGACTGGACATGGATATCGTGTTGGTACAAATGCATCTGTTATCAATAGCGGAACGGGTGGGTCTGGACTGATTGTTAGAGTTACAGAAATTGCAAACACATACACAGTAACTTCAGGCGCAAACACATACACAGTTGGTGAAGCATCACGTGTTCAAATTATCAATCGTGGTAGCAATTACTACAAGAAACCATCAATCACACTTGTAGATGACGTAATTCAATCTATTGGTATGTTGTCTGAGAATCTAATCACAATTGTAAGTGGTGGTTCTAATTATGGTGTTGGTAATACAATTACATTCACTGGTGGCTCTGGTGCAAATGCAACAGGTATTGTTGCTTCAGTTACAGAGGCTACTTCATACAATTTATTGTTTGAAGATGGTGATAAAGTTATCGGTGAGACTGGCAAAGATGTTGTCAAGAATGAAGATTGGGTTCCGATTGGTCCTATCGCAAGAGTTGAGTTGACAAATTTTGGTACAGGATATACAAATTCGACTTTACCTACAAGTGTAGTAGTGAGTTCGACAACAGGTTCTAGTGCAAATCTTGTAGTTACAGGAATTCAAGGAACAAGCGCAAACGTTACAATTGACGAAGTAAACAACATAACAGGTATTGGTTCAATCCGTGCGATTGAAATTAAAAACTTTGGTGTCAACTATACTT